ACATGGGTTATCTCATGGGAAGATGGACCAGAAGAATGGGCCTACATGTTGACTGGTTACCCAAGTCAAGAATTGCTTGCATTGCACGCTGAAGCTGGGCTTCCAAGGCCAGTTGCTCGTGAGCCATTTGAAATGCTTAAAACTATGGAGTGGGAACCATACACTTCATACGCAATCCTGGCGTACTCAATAACAAAGGAGATGAAGTAATGAATGACATGTACAAATGTGAGCAATGCGGTAAGTCAAATGATTTACTTGTTGCATTTACAAAGTATCCTGTGTGTGGCAAGTGCACTCGCAAAAACAACAACAAAGCAAAGGGGAAGAAGTAATGGGAGACAGAGGAAACATCATCATCAAGCAAAAGCGTGAAGAAGGCCAGATTTCTTTCTACACGCACTGGTCAGGAAGTGACTTGCCACGCATTGTAGCAAATGCACTTGACAGAGGCCGCTCACGCTGGAATGACGAAGACTATTTGAACCGAATCATTTTCTGTGAACTTCTTGAGGGAGACCTAGAAGGTACCACAGGATTTGGTATTGGCATCAATGAAGCAGCAGATGCAAACACAATAGTCATTGTGGACCACAAGCGAGGGTGGATAGTCTACAATGGTACTGAGTATTCATTTGATGACTTTGTTACCATTTCAAAGCTTGGTCGTAGAGTCCAGTTGTAAACCCACAAAAACGCACCCGAGAATTGTACGGGTATGCACATGTGTGTTATAGTTAATTGTAGTACTTATCGCTCTTAAGGAGGGCATGATGAATGTATCAAAGCAAGTTGCTGAGCAAGTTACAAGTGAGATTGAAATTGCTGTGAAAGAAATTCTTTCTAAGCACGGGATGTCTTCGCCTAAGATTCGCACTACGTATGGCGAAATCTACAAGGTGTCGTTTGAGTCAGTTATTGAAACACTTGATGAAAACGGCGTCAACATTACAAGTCCAGAAGTTAGCGCTTACGAAAGGTTTCACGCAAACTATGGTTTGCCTGCAGGCTTGATTGGCACTCACTTCATAGTTAACAAAAAAGAATACGTCTTTGCTGGGATTGCAACTTCACGTAGCAAGTACCCAATTGTAACTATTGGTGAAGATGGTTCTAAAACTCTTTTTACTGCAGATGTAGTTGCTAAAATTATTCAGGCATCTCAAGTAAAAATCTACTCAAAGTAAATATGCAGACATTTCTTCCGTACAAAGACTTTGACAAAAGCGCGCAAGTGCTTGACATGAAACGACTTGGCAAACAACGAGTCGAAACATTTCAAGTACTTCGTGCTCTTACCGTTCCAGACTATGGCTGGCAAAGTCATCCAGCAGTCAAAATGTGGCGTGGGCACATCACAACTCTTTACATTTATCAACATGCAATTTGTACTGAGTGGACTAGTCGTGGCTACAAAGACACGTGCTTACAAAAATCTAATGCCCTTGTTGCTGAGTACTACAAATCTCTGCCTGAAGGAACTTCAGCAGCAGAAATTGCGCCTGCTTGGCTTGGCAACGAAGACTTACACCGAAGCCATCGTAGCAATCTTGTCCGCAAGCAACCAGACTTTTATACTCCACTATTTGAAGCAGACTTACCAGACAACCTTGAGTATGTTTGGCCTATCCAGTAAAGTACACTAAAAACAATTTAGTGTGTATAAACTTGTTATGATAAAACCACGAATCTCAAGACGAAAGATTACATAATGACAAAACGAGATACAGAAGAACTTATGCAATCAACAGTTGCGATAGGCGAACAAATCAAAACACTGAGAGTCCAAAAGGATATTTCTCAATCAGAACTTGCACGCATTATTGGAGCAAGGCAACCAGTGATTAGTCGAATTGAAAAAGGAACTCATGTGCCTACATGGAGAACTCTTGAAAAGATTTCAAAAGCTCTTGATGCAAAGGTAGAAGTTTCTATTGTGTACCAAGGTGCACTTAGTTCTTAATTCCGAACATATGAATACAAAAAATAAAAAAGTAACCCAGAAAGATACTGCTTACACCTTGATACAAGAAAAACTTCCTCGACGTCGCATTGGACACACTCACACTTTTAAGATTGATGATTTGAAAGGATACATCACTACTGGAGAATACCCAGATGGAAGACTTGGAGAAGTCTCTATCATTGTTTCTAAACAAGGGTCAACACTACAAGGACTTGTTGGTGCTTGGTCTGTTGCTCTTAGTTTGGGTCTTCAGTATGGAGTTCCTCTTGAGTCTTACATTGAAAAATATTCGAGTGTTCGCTTTGAACCTTTTGGCATGACAAATGATAAAGAAGTAAAAACTGCTTCTTCTATTGTAGACTATGTTCTTCAAAGACTTGCAATTGACTATCTTGATGCAGATAAAAGACAACAATTAAAAATTAGTAGCCAAATTGACCCGAAAATTGAAGGGCCTTCTGAAAATCAAATTCATGAATTGTTTGAAAGAATTAAAAAAGAAGAAAGTAAAACACCTAAAAAGTTTTTAACAAGCAACATGCCTCTTTGCTCTCAGTGTGGTTCTTTTATGCAACCTTCCGGCTCTTGCCACGTATGCGTTGAGTGTGGCACTACAAGTGGTTGTAGTTAATTATAGAATGTCTTCATGACAGATGAAAACAATTTAGAAGAACCAATTGATGCAGAAATTGTTGATGTAATCTGTATTCGCACATCTGCAACTGGACGACGGTGTAAGACACGCTCTATACCTGGTTACCCATTCTGCCAAACACACCTTGAAAATGCTTCAATTGCTGAGATTTCTCTTGTGCATGGAAAAGATGTTGCTTTCCATGAATTACTTGGAAAAAAAGTAAACAATCCTTTAGAAGAACTTGCAAATCTTGTAAGTGAAGTACTTCTTTACAAAGACTTTTGCGCAGAACAAGTTGCAAAACTTAGAGGAGAATATCGTTATGAAGGTCGTTCTGGAGAGCAACTTCGAGCAGAAGTAGCTCTTTACGAAAGAAGTATGGACAGAGCTGGAAAGCTTTTAATTGAATGGTCAAGATTAAACATTGATGAAAGACTTACTAGAATCGAAGAAGCAAAAGCAATGATGATTCTTGACGTAATTCGTAGAACTCTTATTTCTGCTGAACTTAGTGATGAGCAAAGACTAAAAGCAGAAGAAACTGCAATTCGGGAACTTAGAGCACTTGGCCACTGATAACGCTGTTGCGCCTAAACAATCTAGACCTTCTGCATTTGACATTGCAGCAGACAGAATTGAATTTGATAAAAAGCAAAGAGACATTGCTGCTGACCCAGTAGTGTGGATTAAAGAAGTTCTTGGAGAAACTCCTTGGAGTAAGCAGCAAGAAATTGCTATTTCCGTTAGAGATAATCGACGCACAGCAGTTCAATCTTGCCACGACGTTGGAAAGTCATACATTGCTTCTAGACTTATTTGCTGGTGGATTGCTGCGCACCCTCCCGGTGAAGCATTTGTCGTAACTTCTGCTCCAACATTCCAGCAGGTGCGAGCAATTCTTTGGAGAGAAATTGGAAAAGCTCATGCTAAAGGAAACCTTGTTGGGTACACAAACGAAACTGAATGGAAAATTGGAAAAGAACTTGTAGGCTTTGGTCGAAAACCAAGTGACTATTCTCCAACTGCCTTTCAAGGTATTCACGCACGATATGTGCTTGTAGTACTTGACGAAGCATGTGGAATTCCAGAATCTCTTTGGGATGCCGCTGACACATTGATTCCTAATGAATCATCTAGAATTCTTGCAATTGGAAACCCTGACGACCCGACAACAGAATTTTCTAAGATTTGCAGGCCTGGAACTGACTGGAACAAAATTCGTATTAGTGCGTTTGATTCTCCAAACTTTACTGGAGAAGAAGTTCCAGAAGAAGTAAAAGACCTTCTTATTTCTCCAACATGGGTAGAAGAAAAGAAAAAGAAGTGGGGAGAAAATCACCCATTCTGGCAATCAAAAGTACTTGGACTTTTTCCACAACAAAGTGCTACTGCTCTTTTACCTCTTAATCTTCTTTTTGAAGCAACACGAAGAGAAGTTGAACTTAAAGAAAATGAAAGACCAATGCTCGGAGTTGACGTTGCTCGCTTTGGGTCAGACAGAACGGTGATTGCTCTTCGTCAAGGAGGCAGAGCGCGCATTATTCATAATTCTGTCGGAAATGACACAATGGAAACTGCTGCAAATGTTCGTAGATTCATTAAAAAATACGATGTTGAACTTGCTGCAATTGACACAGTAGGAGTAGGTGGTGGAGTGTATGACAGATTATCCGAAGACGGAGAACCTGTGTTCTCTATGGTTGCATCAGGCCGCCCACGTGACTACGTAACATTTGCAAACAATAGAGCAGAATGGTATTGGAATCTTAGAGAAGTTTTGGAACGAGGAGAGCTTGACCTTGACCCGGATGATGAAGACTTAGTCTCAGAACTTGCAAGCATGCAATTTAAGATTGATGCACGAGGAAGAATTATCATTGAAAGCAAAGAAGACATGAGAAAACGAGGAATGAATTCTCCTGACCTTGCTGACGCAGTTGTTCTTTCTTTTGGAGCTCCTTCACATATGGACTGGAATGCTGCTTACGGTATTCTTGAATGTCTTGGATGTAAACGAGGATTTCTTGAAGAAGGAAGAGATGCATGTCCACATTGCGGAAAGAAGATTGATTAAAGATGAGTAGACTAGTAAAAATTAAAGATGTAAAAAAGAGTAATAAAAATGATGTAGAATCATCTTTGACATGGGATGAGTTTAACGCGCAACAATGTTCTCACTGCGGTGGTGCGCATTTAAGAGCTTGTCCTAGAATAAAAAAGATGGTTTTTCATACATCAGGCACTCTAAGTGAGATAGAGTTTTGGCCAGACGGTGTATGGGATAAGACAAATGTCTTATGGCCTGAATCTATAGTAGACCGAGGAGAAGTAAATGAGTAAGTGGCATGAAATTAAAGAGAAGGTTGAAAAAATCCTTGCTCTTGCAGACGCAGATGCGCCTTTATACCAGGCGCGTCCAGTTCTTCGCAATCTTTTAGACACAATTGAAGCAGAACTCAAAGGAGTTCCTGCTCCTGCAAAAGTAGTTACACCTGAACCTGTAGCAACTCCAGAACCGGTTGCTGAGCCTATCAAAGAAGTTATTGCTGAACCTGCTGCAGAAAATGAAGAAAAAGTTGTAACTGCAAAGAAGAAGAGTCCTTCATCCACTGACAAGTCAGAATAGTTGAGACTTTTTGAGCGAAGACTCAGTCATAAAGGGGCTAAAAGCCCGAGCTAATGCTCAAAGAGGCGGCGCGCAAAGAGGCGGTGCTCAAGGAGGAATGGGAGCACCAACTGGCCCACTTCCAAGTAACTATGCTTCTGGTGGCGTTATGTCTCAATACAATGAATGGAACTTTGGCATATCTTATGGTAATGCTCTTCCTCGTTCGTGGGACACGTTCCTTTCCGGCGCATTTGGTCCTATGGCTCCAATTCAGCCAATGGGCATCGATGCTCCGCAGACAGATTCTGGAAGACCAGAACCTCGTCGAATGCAATACCCAATTGCGTGGAACATGCCAATGGGTCAACCTGGCTCAGAAGGTCTTAAGCTTGTATCATTTGCAAATCTTCGCGCGTACGCAGACATGTATTCAGTTGTTCGCGCATGCATTCAAGTTAGAAAAGAAGAAATCCTTGGTCTTGACTGGGACATTACACCAACTGATGACGCTGCACGCGGCATGCGTGGAGATTTAGATAAGCATGATGATTTTCAAGAACGTCGCTTAGAAGCGCTAAAATTCTTTAAACGTCCTGACCCAAACTACCACGACTTTTCTGGTTGGATGTCTGCAGTTCTTGAAGATGTCTTTGTTGTTGATGCTTTAGCACTTTACCTTCACCCACCTCGTGTTGATGGTAAAGGCGTTTTAGGTTCTAATCTTGCAGCACTAGAAGTACTTGATGGAACAACCATTCGACCAATGCTTGACATTCGTGGAGGAACTCCTCGTCCTCCTGATGTAGCGTACCAACAATATCTTTGGGGAATTCCTCGTGTAGACATGATGGACATCATTCTTGAATCAGACATTCAAGAAATGGATGACCCAGTTGATGAGTATCGTGCTGACCAACTTCTATACTTACCATACACTCGTCGTTCTTGGACACCTTACGGATTTCCTGGGATTGAAAGAGCAATTATTCCTGTAATGACTGGCCTTCGTCGCCAGCAGTTTCAACTTGATTTTTATAGTGAAGGAACTATCCCAGGCCAATTCATTATTCCTGGCGATGACATTAGCACTCCTCAACAGATTCGTCAATTGCAAGATACTTTGAATGCAATTGCTGGAGACCAAGCATGGAAGCATAAGATTATCGTTCTTCCTCGTGGTTCAGATACAAAACCTCAAAAGCCTATTGACTTGGCAAGTGGTTTTGACGAAACAATTACTCAAATGATTTGTATGGCGTACGATGTTATGCCAATGGAACTTGGAATGAGTAGTGGAAGCTCAAGTTCTCAGTCTTCAGGTGCTGCAAGCCAGATGGCAAAAGCAAGTCAAGAAATTAGCCAACGCAAAGCTCTTAAACCAATGCTTCAGTGGCTTAAAAATGCTATTTTTGACCACATCCTTCAAGATATTTTCATGCAAGAAGACATGCAATTTGTATGGATTGGCATGGAAGACAGCAAGGATGAAGAGACAATGGCTGACAACTTCAAGACTATGATTAGTACTGGAATCTTGTCAATTGACGAAGCTCGTACTCAAATGGGTCTTAATCCTTGGGGACTTCCACTTACAAGTGACCCTGTATACGCAACAGCAACTGGACTTACAACTCTTGGAGCCATTGACCCATCTGTGGCAGATGCTATGCTTGGTGAAACTGTAGTTGGAGAAGCTGGAGCAAACGCTCCTCAACAAGTCACTATGACTGAAAACATCAACACTGATGGAACTGAATCATCTGGCCCAGCGCCTGCTCCTAAACCGGCTTCTTCTGCAGGAACTCCGGGAATTGGTGGCAGGCCTAAGACTGATGGAACTCCAGCAGGAGTAGGTGGAGGAGCTCCTTCTGTTACTCAACCTGCTAAAGGAACAAGTACTCCACTTCATGGCAATAGTAAAAAGAATCCAAAACAAACTAAAGCTTTAGAAATTGCTGTCACAAGTGAGCTCGACTTAATACGGCGCACTCTAAAAAAGGGACGAAGTCTCGATGGTTGGAAAACTGAATTTGTTTCTTCTTCTGTTCTTGGAAAAATAAAGAAGTCGTATGAAGAAAGTAAAGACGCTTCACTTGCAATTGCTATTGGAAAAGCAGCATTTAGAAACGAACAAAGAGTACTTACTAGAAAAGAAACAATCAACGAAATCTCTGCTCATGTTTTTGATTCAATTCAACATCTTGCTTCAAACATAAACAATCCCCAAATAGGAATGATTAAGTTTATTGATGGCTCTACTAAGATTCTTCAACATGGCTATCATGCAACTTTAAATGCAGGAGCTCGAGACGCATCTTCAATGTATGAAAAAGTTTCAGCAGTAACTCCTTTTAGCTTTAAAACAATTGCTGAAGCAAGAGCAGAAAACCAAAGAGGATACCTCACTGGTCTTGCTCAAGACATTATTAGTGGAGAATCTGACGCAAAAATTGCAAATAGACTAAATCTTTACGTTCGTTCTTTAGTTCCTGCATACGAGCAAGGATTTGGTTTAGCAGTAATTTCTGGCCAAGCAATTGGAAATTCAACTTTAGGTAAAAGAGGTAGTTCTGCTCCTTTTACATTCTCAAATGATAATTTATTTGCGCAAGATGAACCTGTTGATGACTATGCTGCTCTTGATGATATGTATCCAGAAGATTCAATGGGGATGACTGATGTTGTTGATACAACTGATACTTCTAACGACGGTGTTGACTTATTTGCTGGCTTACTTGGCATAGGGATGTTTCTTGATAATCTTCTTGGCGGAGATATTACAGAAGCAGATAGTGAAGATTTCTTAAACTCTCCAAATGCAACAATTATTTGGAACGCTGAAGGTGAAGACCCATGCGCTCTTTGCATTGAAAGAGATGGAGAAGAATACACAATTGAAACTCTTCCTTGTTGGCCTGGCGATGGAGGCTTTGGAGAGTTTTGTGAAGGCGCTGCAAATTGTAACTGCACACTTGAATACGTAGAAGGCGACCAAAGTACAACTGCTGATAATCCATTTAGCACTGATTCTGTAGACTTTTACGCTCAAAGAGCAGCAGAAGAAGCAGCATTTGACCAGCAAGCAATTGATGCTCGTGCTGCTGATATTGCTGCTGTTGCTGAAGAAAACCCAGATGCTGCTGCTCGCATGGCTCAACGTGACATGCTTTACGGAGTACCAAATACAAATGACGCGTATTACGCAAGTGAAGAACCAAGCATAATTAAAAAAGAAACCGGAAGCCTTGAAGATGCTGCCTGGTATTACTTAAAGTCGCACTACAAAAAGCGCGCTATTCAATGGGTCAAAGAAGCAACTTGGACGTTTAATAATAAACTCAATATTGATGACTTGATTCTTATGCGTAAGCCAGATAACATTGATAAAGATAAAGTGGCTGAAATTAAAGAAGAGTTCGCAAACGGCCGCACAGTGCATCCAATAGTTGTTGTGAAGACTTCTGAAGGATACGAAGTTGCAGATGGAAACCACAGAATCACCGCACTTAAAGAACTTGGCATCAAAACTGTAGCAGCATACGTTGCATCTGGAGTTGGTGACTTTGGTCCTTGGGTTACAATGATGCAAGATAATTCATTGAAAAAGTTTGTAGCGCCTACTCAAGAATCATTTGTGGCGTACAAAGCACTTGACCCAAGTGCACTTGCAATACTTCAAGTTGGAGACGTAGTTTCTGATGGAGAAATGACTGTCTTCTCTTCTGCAAAACCTGTTGCTGAAGCATACGCAATTGTCAAGTACTTACCGTCTGGTCGTCTTCTTCCAGGCCAAGAACTTATTGTCACAGACATTACAGGTAATGAGGTTACGCTGGAGATTCTGTAGTGTCGTCTATACTTCACTCAGGTCTTTGGCGTCCAGACATTCTTAAGTCTCAGCCTTGGACTCCTGCAGTACAAAAAAAGAAAATTGATTTTGACCCAGATGAAGTATCTCCTTTTTGGTCTACACCAGAAGGAATCCAAATTCTTACTTCATTGCTTAAAAAGTATTCAGAAGACCAACCACGCGATAGCCACGGTCGCTTTGCATCTGGAGAATCTGGCGATACAAAAGATAAAGAACTTGCTCCTCACTTAAGTTACATTTCAAATGCAGTAGAAAGTTTTCGTGCTGCTGGAGGAGAAGTAAAATTACTTGACCCAGGCTTTGACACTGACGAATTAGAAAAAATGGCGTCAAATCTTACTAGTACTATGGATAAAATATACGATTCATATACAAGCAAGTTAATGACTAGTTCTGAAGTAACGCAAGTTGATAAACTAACTACTGCTTTAAATGCAATGAGAGCCGCGGTCACAGATACACTTAGTGGAATAACTGAAAATGTCTTTGTTGCATATGATAAAAATGGCAGCCCTGTAGCTGCTCTTTCATTCAATGAACCAATGGGAGAAAGTCTTTCAATTGGTTATCTTGGGTCTACTTTGACCGTTGCAGGTGCTGGAACTGCATTGCAATACGAACTTGCTCAATACGCAGCAAATGAACACGTAGGCGTTGACAGTGTAAGTGGAATGGGTTCTCAAAACTATCACGAACTTATTGGAAGAACTGTTGACAATGCTGGTAGTTCAACTTGGACAGACGAACAAGTTCAACAAATTGCAGACTTAAATCTTCCGAGTCTTCAAAAATTATTTAAGTACGATGAAGACCAAGAAAGAGATTACCACGGTCGCTTTGCAGAAGACACTGCTTTTCCTGTAGCAGGTATGAAACTAGGAGGAGAGTTTCAATCTGGAGATGTTATTACTTGGGGAAGACATGGAGACGTAACAATTGTTTCAATTAAACCAGAAGACAAACCTGGCTCTTCATACCACACAATTCTTGGAATAAAAGAAGATGGAAGCAAAGTTAAGTTTAATGTCAGCGGTAACAAGCACTACCCGGTTAAAGATTTAACAACTAATTCAAAGCCACAAACTGCAGTTTCTCCTCCAGAAATAAATAAACCTGAAACTGGAGAACGACTTAATTATGGAGATATTTCTCCTGAACTTGGAAAAATTATTGCAGATGCTGGAATCCAAACAGCGACGGATAAACAATGGAACGATTTCCAAACTGCTGTTAGAAATGGAACGCCAGTTGACCCAGCAACTTGGGATGCAGTTGGAAGAGAAATTAGTGGAATAAACAAAATTGGAACAACATTTAAAGTCGAACATGACTACGAAAAAGAAGAAGTACCAAGTCACTATGATGAAAATAAAAGATATGTATCTTCATACTCAATTCTTACTGGCGAAACTTTAACAGTAACCCAAACACCTAAAGAAGAGCAAGAACAAGCGCAACGTAGCGGGTGGAGGCAAGATAATGGATTTACTTCATTGCTTTCTATTGGGC